CTGTGTTGGTCCCTATAGACCTACCTTTATATCACGCGCACACGCGACTAGCACGGAACGACACTAGCGGTCAATAGTCCAAACGTGTGAATATTTACGCTTCACAACTGGGGCAATCTGTAGTTTACTACACACATGGCGAGACGGGGACCCAACGCTACCCCAGATGAGAATCATTCTTATGACTACACTGGACAGAGACACAGCGAAGAACATCGCGGAGATTATGACGACGTACATGGTATGGGACAGTATCGCAAGCGATGCGCTAGACGATCCGGAGAAGACTAACGACGACTACCGCCGGTATCGTGCATGGTCATACGAGGCAGTAGTAGAACTTGCGGACGTCTACGGTATCGAGTTGCCTACAATCACACTCGCTAGGCGATACCTGCGAGACGACTACCGACAAGTCGCGGCATAAGAGCGTTGACTAATCGCAGGGGATTCGCTAGAGTCCTCTGCAGTGAGTCAACACACGAGCCACAGGAGGCATTGACATATGAGAAAAGTAGAACAGCAGATGATTAGGGCTATCAATCGCAACGAGAATTGGTCGCAGGGAAACACCATGGTGACTTACCTACGAGAGGACGACACATCACGTGTCTACCTACACGGGCACTTGATCGCCACAGTGGACGACTTCGGAATCGCTAGGCCCGTCATCCCAACACTGGTTGCGTGGCCTACACGGACCACCATGAGCCGCCTACGTGCGCTAGACATCAACGTGTGCCAGCGCAACGGTGACATCTACATTGACGGGGAGAAAGTAGCATGAACAACGTGATCGAAGAGTATCTTGCACTGGTAGAGCGTACGGTACATACTAACGACATCTTCGCATATCAGGAGATAGAGCAGTTGGAGGAGCAGTACCCAGAGTTGGCAGACTTAGTCTATCAATCGGCTGGTCCTCTGGCATACGACATACAAAACAACGAGGTGACATCATGAACTTCGGACGCTATACAATCTGGTACAACCACGAGGACCACGTGTGGGACATCTACGACGGACGCAAGGGGTTCAAGTACCCAGAGTACACCATCAACAATTACTCAAGGCTCCTATGCGGTCTACGGGACCGCTTTGGATTCCTAGACACTGACAAGAACCACCGGAGGTTTTGGCGTGTGATGCGCTGGTGGGACAAGCTACGACATGGGAGGCGCTAGGCATGGAACTATTAATGGTTTGCACGCTGGTGTTGGTCTGTTTCGGCTTCGGATGGATAGTCGGACACGCCACAGGATATGAGAGGGGTAGAAACGAATGGCCACGATGAAACGTACGTACCAAGTTATCATGACCAAAGTTTACGAGGTCAAAGTAGAAGCAGAGTCCAGAGAACAAGCGGAGGAGATATTCGACAACTTCGGAGACTGGGAGGAACTCTTGCGGGTCCATACGCTGGACATAGAGCCTGCGGACTACCTCACACTACGAGAGGAGGACTAGGGACATGGGCGAGGTATACGAGTGCACAGAGTGTGGCGAGTGGTACAGGAACGAGAGCCACGTGTTACACCTAGACACAATGGAGGCACAGCCTACAGCCGTGGACACACACGTGTGCATATTCTGTGCTGAGGACTTGGGACTATTTGAGGAGGACTAGAGATGTTCGAGAACTGGCAACCATTTTGGGACGTGTTGATATTACTGTCGTCATCTGGTATACTCACGACTTGGCTATATTTGAAAGGAGAGCTTGACGAGTGAAATATATAGTTGGAGGCTTGGGCCTGCTTATGGCCCCTTTTCTACTGCCCTTGGTGGTTCTTGCCGCCATGGTGTACATAATAGGCGCCGTATTCAATGACAACATAAGAGGCACAGACGATGACTAGAGAGACATGGGAAATGTGGGCAGACGAGTATCAGGACTACTGGGAAGCCAAAAGCGACTACGCTGAGGAATTTGAGCAGGACGATATAAAGGCATGGAAAGAGGAGGAGCAGAAGGTTATTGATGAGTTAATACAACGGATGCAGGGGGGCCTACAATGACGTTTGAGGAATACGAGCAGGGGTACTACTCCGGAGACTCTGAGGACAACTCAGGGCCTCCTGAGGACCCAGAGACACACGCAATGGTGGAATTACTGGTGGAGTTTGAGACTGAGATGTACCGGTTGGACTGCCGCAGGAGACTACAAGGGTTGAACCGTAGACACCTTGAGTCACTACTAGTTGACCTACACGGGGAGGAGTGGAGAGATGCGCTGTAAAGCTTGTGATCGAATCTTGGAGGAATCAGAACTGACACGGAAGGACACACATGGTGATTTTCTTGATCTCTGCGGTATTTGTCTTTCTGCTACTGCTTCTGCGGGAGTAGATACAGAAACTATGCAATATTACCAATATGAGATATATACAGAAGACGAAAAGTATGATACCCTCTACTAAGGTATACTTAGGTATATATACTAAAGAAGAAGCAGTAGTAGTTACTACAGGAGTAAACTTATGTTAATCGACGAGAAGTCAATCTATGAGGTCACAGGCGGCGACTACTCCGTCTACTGCCTAGGCTACACACAAGCTAGGACAGTGACCAATGACATCATGAGACGCGACCCTTGGGGTGGTATACCCTTTGTGATACGCAAGGACCTAGAGTTGTCCTTTGACGACAGGGGCAACGTGGTTATGCCTAGGGTGGTCCTAGACAAGATCTTGTTCATAGCCAGTGACGAACTACCGGAGGGTGACGAGTGAAACAGCCAGAGAACGACCACACGAAGCACTTTGGCAACGACGGGCCCATAGGTAACGACGCAGAGATCATTGTGTACTATGAAGAACGTGGGCCAGCAGAGCCAGTCCTACGCATACCCTTTTGGTACTGCAAGGACGAACTAGGGATGCACGAGCACTTCGAGGAGTCAGTACGTAGGACAGCCAAGGCACTCGCAGAGTCCTACACGTACTGGCCCGATGGGTACGTCCATGTACAGACAATCATTAATCAGGAATACGTGAATATAATTTGATTCCACGCTTAAAGTAGTGTATACTATTAGTATGTTCTGAGGAATTCTCAGAGCTAAAACCAAAACCAACGGAGATTATTCCATGACAGCAACAACAGTAGAAGGCGTAGTTAACTTCAGCAACGTGACCCAACACGACGTGTTCAATGGTCAATCAACTGGAGCCTACTCCATGACAATCACATTGTCAGAAGACGACGCTGCGGAACTTGCAGCTAACGGTGTCAAGATCAAGGACTACCAAGGCAACAAGCAACGCAAGTTCAAGTCCAAGTACGAGATCAAGGTCTTTGATGACGAAGGCACACCGTACACCGGAGAAGTTCCGTACAACTCCAAAGTCCGCCTGAAGTACAAGCTGGGACAGCCTCACCCAGTGCATGGCGTAGCGACCTACCTTGAGGCGGTCAAAGTACTAGAGGAAGCAGAGATTGCCGTAGGCGATGCCGCAGACTTCTAAGTTCCTAAAACACGAGAGTTGTCCGGAGTGTGGTTCTTCGGACGCTCTCGCTATCTACGACGACGGGGGCCAACACTGTTTTGGTGCCGGTTGTGACTATCACGTTCACGGTGGAGACCAAGGCATGACCTCAGAATTACCTAAGGCCAAGCCCCTGAATTTTAAGGGAGTGGTCTCAAGCATACCCCAACGGCGCATATCTCAGGACACCTGTGGGCGCTACGGGGTCACCGTGGAGTACTCATCCACAGGTGAAATAGAGAAGCACTACTACCCCTACTACGACATGTCTACGGGTGACCTGTGCGCGGCAAAGGTACGCGAGGTCAAGACCAAAGGCTTCATGTCAATGGGGAACGTAGGCAACGTCGGATTCTTCGGACAACAACAGTGCAACCGGAATACCTACATTACGATTACTGAGGGAGAGTTAGATGCCCTAGCAGTCTATGAAATGTCCGGTAAGCAATGGGACGTGGTTTCACTTCGGTCGGGCGCTAGTAACGCCGCCAAGGAGATCAAGGCCCAGCTGGAGTGGCTCGAAGGGTACGACACAGTGGTGCTCTGCTTTGACAATGACAAGGCAGGAGAAGAAGCAGTTGAACAGGTGAAAGACCTCTTTAGTCCTGACAAACTCAAGATCTGCAAGCTACCACTCAAGGACGCCAGTGACATGCTCATGGCAAACAGGGTCAAGGACTTTACGCAACACTGGTGGAATGCGAAGGTCTACAGACCCGACGGTATCGTCGCTGGTACTGACACATGGGACAAGCTGGTAGAAAAAAGAAACGTAAAGTCAATACCTTATCCATGGGAGGGACTCAATCATATAACTAGGGGGCATAGACCGTATGAACTCGTCACGATCACTAGCGGCAGTGGTATGGGAAAGTCCCAATTTATCAGAGAAATCGAGTATGATCTTCTACGCCGATGCGAAGGCAATATTGGAGTCTTGGCGCTTGAGGAGGATCTGGCCCGAACAACGCTTGGTATCATGTCGGTGGCGGCAAACAGGCCCCTTCACTTGGAAGAGGACACGCCTGTGGACGAACTTCGACCGTTTTGGGAGACCACACTGGGAACAGGACGTTACTACCTATTTGACCATTGGGGGTCAACGTCGGCTGATAACCTGCTCGCCCGTGTTCGCTACATGGCAAAAGCACTTGACTGCCGGTACGTCATACTGGACCACCTGTCCATCGTCGTCAGTTCTCAGGAGTCAGGGGACGAACGGAAGGCCATTGACGAAATCATGACCAAGCTACGGACTCTGGTGGCAGAGACGGGTATTTGTTTGTTCCTAGTCTCACACCTAAGACGTTCCCAAGGCAAGGCCCATGAGGACGGCGCTCAGATCAGCTTGGGTGAACTCAGAGGTAGCCAAGCGATTGCACAACTCTCTGATATTGTCATCGGCATGGAACGAGACCAGCAACATGAGAATGAGGATGTCCGGAACACAACCACGGTTCGAGTGTTGAAAAACAGGTATACCGGAGAAACCGGACCTGCCTGTTGGTTGGCGTATGATCGTTCCACCGGTCGTCTGTCGGAAGTCGCTAATCCACACATAGGGGACGACTTTTGATTTATCTTGACTTGGAAGCCGACGGTCTCAACCCGACACGCATCTGGTGCGTTGTGACACGGGAAAACGGAGTAAATACTGTACACAAGGACCCAGAGTCTCTCAGAAGGGCTCTAGAAGGCTCTGTGAGCGTCGTAGGCCACAACTTGATAGGTTATGACCTCCCAGTGCTAAAACGTCTCTGGGGCGTTTCTGTGGCCCCTGAGCGCATAGTGGACACTTTGGTACTGTCTAGGCTTTATGATCCAAGTCGTGCCGGCGGACACTCCCTGAAGGTCTGGGGTGAGCTTCTGGGCTTTCCCAAAGGTGACCACGACGATTGGTCCTGCTTATCTACTGCTATGATTGAGTACTGTGAGCGTGACACAGAGGTCACAGAGGCTGTACATAAGCAGTTAGTCAAGGACATGGCAGGGTTTGACCAGAAGTCCATCGACTTGGAACACAAGGTGCAGTACGCCGTACAACAACAGGAGCGCAATGGATGGTTACTTGACCAAGGGTTATCTTATGATCTTTTAGCAACATTTAAGGAGAGAATGAATGAAATTGAAGAAGAATTGCAGGAGAAGTTTCCTCCCATCGTACATCAAAGGTGGTCTGAAAAGACTGGTAAGCGACTTAAGGACAGAGTTGAGGTATTCAATGTTGGTTCTAGGCAACAGATTGCGCGCCGGTTATCGACGCTTGGTGTTGTCTTTGAGAAAGTCACGGAGAAAGGGAATCCCATCGTTGACGAGGGTGTTCTAGACACCATCGACCTGCCAGAGGCTAGGTCCGTTAGTGAGTACTTGATGCTACAAAAGAGATACGCACAGGTCCACTCATGGCTAGAACATGTGCAGGACGACGGGAGAGTTCATGGCCGTGTCATTAGCAACGGTGCAGTCACTGGACGCATGACCCACCAGAGTCCCAACATGGCTCAGGTCCCAGCAAGCCACAGCCCCTACGGGCATGAGTGTCGCTCCTGCTGGACTGTTCCTGAAGGGAAGAAGCTAGTAGGTTTCGACGCCAGTGGTCTTGAGCTACGAATGTTGGCACACTACATGGACGATAAGGAGTTTACCAATGTCCTCCTCACCGAAGATATACACACAAGAAATCAACTGGCTGCGGGGCTGGAAACAAGACCTCAAGCTAAGACTTTCATCTACGCTTTCCTCTACGGAGCAGGAGATGCAAAAATTGGAACCATCGTTGGAGGAAGCGCAAAGGACGGCGCAGATCTTAAACGACGATTTCTATCAAATACACCTTCTCTTGAAAGTCTACGAGACCGCGTTGCTAGAGCATCTGGGAGAGGCTATCTCACAGGACTTGATGGACGCAGACTTCGAGTTCGATCTGAACATGCTGCATTGAATACACTACTTCAGGCGGCAGGGGCTATCGTGATGAAGCAAGCGTTGGTCATCTTGGACAACTACGCACGACAGTGGAAACTTGACTATAAATTCATAGGTAACATACATGATGAAGTACAATCGGAGGTGGCTGCAGACCAAGCAGAGAAGTACGGCTGGCTCGCAGTGGAGTGCCTCAAGGCGGCAGGTATGGAGTTCAACCTCCGATGTCCCCTTGACGGAGAATACAAAGTTGGAACAACGTGGGCAGAAACTCACTGAGGTAAACGTATGAAGAGCGTGTACACACTGGTCTCTGACATCTACAAACTGATGGAGACGAAAGAAGTAGCAGAAGGCGTGGACCTAGAGGCTCATATTGAGCTATTCGGAGAGAACGTCAAGGAACTCATGCGTAAGGAGTTTGGTGAGAAGCGAAGTGACGGACGTAAGCTACGCATGTCCAACATTGGGCGCGAAGACCGCTACCTCTGGAATGTCTACAATGACGTAGAGAAGTCTGACGACATACAGGGTCACACCTATGTCAAGTTCCTCTATGGGCATCTTATTGAGGAAATGCTATTGTTCCTAACTAGAGCCGCAGGTCATGAGGTAACGGATGAGCAGAAAAAGTGTGAAGTTAATGGCATTACAGGTTCGATGGACTGTAAAATCAACGGTATTGTTACTGACGTTAAATCTGTATCGACTTATGGGTTTAGGAAATTCAAAGACGGCACACTGGCTTATGACGACCCATTTGGCTACGTGGCTCAAATTAAAGGATACGCATATTCAGAGGGTGCTACTAAATTTGGATGGTTAGCCATGGACAAACAGAATGGACACCTGACGTACCTTATGTACGATCAGGAGGACACTCAGGCCCCTGTCTATGACCTAATCAGCTATGACATATCGGAGCGCATTGACCACGTAAAAAAGCTAGTGGAGCATCCAACCCCACCCGACGTATGCTACGGCACTATCGCAGATGGAAAGAGTGGGAACCAGAAACTCGCCGTCGGATGCTCCTACTGTTCCTACAAAAAGGTATGTTGGCCTACCGTTCGCGCCTTCGCCTACTCCTCAGGTCCAAGATATTTAACGGAGGTTATCAATGAGCCGAAGGTCCAAGAAATCACGCTTTCGTAGCACATTTGAAGAAGACGTTTCTAAATTACTAAAAGGTTTTGACTATGAGCCCTTCACCGTCCCCTACACCATTCAGCGCAGTTATCGTCCTGATTTTGTTCACAGCGCCTCTGGTGTTCTCGTGGAATGCAAGGGGTACTTTAGAGACGGAGACACCAAGAAGTACACCAGCATCAGAGATAGTCTGCCAGCAGGACAAGAGCTTGTCTTCGTACTGATGCAACCTAACAAAAGGATACGCAAGGGGGCTAAAATGACTATGTCAGAATGGTGTGACAAAGAGAACATTTTATGGTATACTATAGAGACACTACAGGAGTTGATTGACCATGTCGCTAACACTAGAGGAAGTTAAGGAGCGCCTCTTGAAAACCTTTGACCCAGACGACCTACTGGAGGCCTTACAGATAACCTCAGAGCAGTTACTGGAAAGGTTTGAGGACAAACTAATCAACAGACTAGACGTGTTTGAACAAGAGCTAGAGGAGGAAGAGAATGAGTATTGATGACGCGACCCCTGCTGAGTGGGACACAATTAGAGCATTGAACAACCTGTCTATTAGGAAGCCGAAGCAGGTAGACCCTGTGGAGCAACCTGACCACTACAACAAGGGAGCAATCGAAGCCATCGAAGCAATCAAAGCGTCCATGCCTGAACAAGAGTTCAACGGTTATCTCAAGGGTAACGCACTGAAGTACCTCTGGCGCTATGACTACAAGGGTAAGCCCGTAGAAGACCTACGTAAGTGTCGTTGGTACATCGACAGGCTTATTAAGGAACTTAACGAATGAAGAGACTACTTCTGCTGCTTCTCGTGCCCGGCTGTGTGATTGAACCTGACACAAGGATCTGTGCTGACTACGGTTCGTACACTTATGTGAAAAACAAGTGCGTACCTTTGTACGGTGCTTTGATTTGTGCAGACGAAGAAGTAACGGAAGTGTTCTGCAAAAGATACTTCGATGATGAAAAAAAGGAAGATTAATGGACGCATATCAACAGTACATACACAAGTCACGATACGCTCGTTACCTACCAGAGGAACAGCGACGTGAGACTTGGGAAGAAACAATAGACAGGTATTTAAACTTTTGGGTAGAGAAGGGCAAACTTACTCTAGAAGACGCTAACGGTATCTTTGCAGACATTCACGACATGAACGTGATGCCCAGCATGAGAGCTTTGATGACTGCTGGTGAAGCACTGGACCGTGACAATGTAGCAGGATTCAATTGCAGTTATTTGCCGATTGACCATCCTAAAGCTTTTGATGAAATGATGTACGTGTTGATGTGCGGCACAGGAGTAGGCTTTAGTGTCGAGCGCCAATACATTAGCAAACTACCGGAGGTAGCAGAAGAATTCCATGACACAGACACCGTTATACATGTCGCCGATAGTAAGATTGGCTGGGCTAAAGCTTACAGGGAACTTGTTAGCCTGCTCTATTCGGGCCAACTTCCAAAGTGGGACGTATCTGGAGTACGACCTGCAGGGGCAGCCCTTAAAACATTCGGCGGTAGAGCAAGTGGTCCAGAACCTCTTGTCGATTTGTTTAAGTTCACCACTGAGATCTTTCGGGAAGCTGCTGGACGCAAACTTAGCTCCATCGAATGTCATGATCTCTGCTGTAAGATTGCACAGATCGTCGTCGTGGGAGGAGTCAGGCGAAGCGCTCTCATCAGTTTATCTAATCTCACTGACGACAGAATCCGAAGAGCTAAGTCAGGCCAATGGTGGCAAGACAATCCTCAGCGAGGACTAGCCAATAACAGCGCATGTTACACAGAGAAACCAGATTTTGAGGCATTTTTAAATGAGTGGAAAAGTTTATACGAGTCAAGGTCTGGGGAACGAGGAATGTTCTCTAGGGTTGCAAGTCAAAAACAAGCTGCAAAAAACGAGCGACGAGATGCTACCTATGACTTTGGAACTAATCCATGCTCCGAAATTATCCTTCGACCCTACCAATTCTGTAATCTATCAGAGGTTGTTGTCAGGTCGTCCGATAGTCTCTCAGACCTCAAACGGAAAGTACGTGTTGCGACTATCCTTGGAACTTTACAAGCTACCCTTACCAACTTTAGATACTTGAGGAAGGTGTGGCAGAACAACACAGAAGAAGAGGCCTTGTTAGGCGTTAGCTTGACAGGTATTATGGATCATCTAACGCTGTCGGGAAGGAGAGATAAGGGTGTACTTAAAACATGGCTCACAGAGTTACGTGAAGAAGCAGTTAAAACTAATGCTGAGTGGGCTAAAAAACTTGGCATTAATCCTTCTACCGCTATTACTGCTGTCAAGCCTAGCGGGACTGTTAGTCAACTTGTTGATAGTGCGAGTGGAATCCACCCTAGATATTCATCTCAATACATTAGACGAGTTCGAGCAGATGCAAGAGACCCACTCTGTACCGTCCTCGAAGCCTCAGGAATACCCGTAGAAGACGACGTTATGTCGCCCAGTACCAAGGTATTTAGTTTCCCGATTAAGTCTCCTGACAAGGCTGTGGTGGCCTCTGAGATGGGTGCTATGGAGCAGTTAGAACTATGGGAAATCTACCAAGACTTTTGGTGCGAACATAAGCCTTCGATGACTTGTTATTATCGTGACGAAGAGTTTCTTGAAGTAGGCCAGTGGCTATATAATAAGTTTGACAAGATTAGCGGTATTTCTTTCTTACCATACTCTGAGCATACGTATCAACAAGCACCGTATGAGCCTATCAGTAAAGAAGAATATACAGAAATGGCCGCTAACTTCCCAACTGAAATGTCTTGGGACATCACAGAAGAGAGTGATATGACCGAAGGCTCACAAACTTTAGCTTGCACTGGTAACAACTGCGAGATATAGTATGAGTGCATGGCACGGCGGGAAGGGTTCGTCCCCCCGCCAAGTAAACAAAAACAAATTTGACTCTAACTGGGATAGAATTTTTAAGGATAAAAAAGATGTTGAATCCAAACCAAATACTGAAGACAATGAGAAGTTATTACGAAGCAGACATAAAGAAACACGCAATGGCGGTTGAGGTTATTATTAGTAATCCTATGGCTTTTCACGACCACGATGCTTTCTACGAGGCTATTGAGTCGCAGCTAAAATTATTAATAGAATCTAAAGATTATCTTGACGGGCTAGACATTGTTCGTATTGAAATGGAAACGCGCAATGGCTAGTAATAAACAGGAAGGGAACCTTGTCGGTTTTAGGATTTTCTTTGATGCTTCTGGAAACTTGATGACTGAGTTAAACAAGATTCCAAAGAGTGAGGTAGATAAAATATTTAAAGAGCCTGAAGAACAAAAAATAATTTCAACAGTTCTTGAGCAGGCTCTTTATAACTTCGAAGGGTTACACGAAAAGATCGAAAACGAACTAGATGCGTTAAACGCTAGGACTTTTTAGATCTATGCCTTCGAGTTTTTTGGGCAATCTTCTTCGGCTGCTTGCTGTGTTGTTTGCCCTTTTTTGTATCTTCGCGTTTTTTGCGGGTAGTAGCAGCATACTCTTTAGCTGACAAAGACTTAATAGCTTTTTCAGGTAAGTATCTCTCTCCAGTCTCACTGGACTTCTTGCCCGACTTAGTACGCCACTTTTGTTTTGTCCAAGCCTTAAGAGACTTCTGAGATTTTTTAAGAGCCATTACTTATATCCTCCACCTGCA